TTGAAGTTATGGCGCAGGAAAACAACTTGGTTCAACTAAATACAAAACTTTTAACTACGGGTGCTTTACAAAACAGTACAAGTTCCGCTACGATTGGTGAGTATTTGCTTCTTGAACCATCCACACTTTCAACAGGTGCGGTTGTTGCTGGAGACATTGGTACATTTAGAGTTAGAGCATACGGTCTACTTTGAGGTGATTTTGTGAGAGTTAAAAATATCACGGGAGGTACTAAGGTAGTATTTGGAAGAGCATACTTAGGTAATTATGAGTATGAAGTTTCCGAAGAAATGCGTGATGTTTTCATTAGAAATGGATTTGAAATTTTGGAAGAAGAAGAGGTTGAAACCCTTGTTGAGGAAATCTTAGAAGACTCAACAGAGGTTGATGATATTTCATCTTCTCCTGATTTCTCATCTATGACTAAGAGAGAATTACAGTCCTACCTTCGTAGTCAAGGTATTAGTTTTGCCTTTAAAGATTCTAAATCTACCTTACTTTCCCTTTGTGAAAGCGAAGAAGAGTAGTAATCTTTATAACATAGCCCTGCTTGGTTTATACTAAGAGGGAACCAACTATGCCTGTAAATTCAACTAAACTAACGAGTAATACCCAATTGTCTTCAATTGGTGGAACATTTGATGGACTGATATATTATAACGGTGCTACTGCGTCGGTTATTAATGTGTTTGACAATAACGGTAACGATGTTGTAGCCGTATCAAATTATAATAACGACCCCACAATTGTCACATTAGATACATCACTGTTAAAGGCGGGTATGTTTGTTACAGGAAGTGGGATTCCAGCAGGAGCCACAATTGTTTCTATAACTAATGGTACGGACTTTGAATTATCTGCTTCTACAACTGGTGGAAGCAAAACAGGTCAAGCCTTAACCTGTATAGACGGTGATAACCAAATTGCTAAAATTCTAGTAGCCGCTAATACAGGTGATGATGTTAGAGGTTTAGGAATTATTTGTAGGAACGGAATTAAAATTATTGCTGATAATTTCACCACACTAGAGATTTACGCCCTTTCTAACTAGGGGGTGAATTTATGGTAAGAGTCCCCGGAATTAGAGAATATGCCTCCATTACTGATGGGGTAAAGTGGACAGAAGATTTATCTAAGTCTACTATGATAGATTTTATTAATAACACAGAACCATCTCTTAATAAAAGATTAATTGATTGGATTCAAAAAAACCACGAAGGTTTCACAGGATACGATGATGCGGAATTTGATAAAATTAATAAGGCCGCCTATCTTGAAGTATTAAAGGAAAACATTGAATCCGATGTTTTTAAACCATTATTAGATAAAACTATTTATTCAGGTAAAGGGAAAGAAGAACTGGACATACTAATGGAAGTCAAAGAGGGTGAAAAACAATTTACTTTAAATAACATAGTGGAGGGAACTGCCCAAAACTATGCTCTAGATGTTGAAGATACAGAATCTAATAAAGCATTATTTGGAGAATTGCTTATTAATGATGCTATGGAATTAAGCCCTAGTGGTAAAAAGGCTGTTTTGGTTTTTAATAGATTACAAGACATAGGGGAAAGGACTAGTCTTGGTGATACCGACCCAGAAAGTTTAGAATTAATCAACGCTTGGATTCAACAAAAAGCCGTTACTGATGGTATAAAGGAATCACTAATTAACACATTAAAAATGTTTAAGGAAGGGGTTGTGCCTTATATTTACAACCCAAAAGAGGCTAATACTTCTTTGGAAGATTACTTACGAAGTTTTCAAAAAGGACAATTGTTATTACCAGAAAACAGAAAAAGGTCTGATAGAGGTATGTCTGTGGAAGAATACCTTCAAGCAATTTATGATATGGAACCTAAAGAAAGAATTTCTTTACTGAATTATAATAGTAAGCAATTTGTTGACAATTTATTAAACAAACTAGTGACCAACGGAATATGGGTAAAACAAAAGGGTGTACCTAAACAACTTCAAGGTATTTCTATTGATGAAAGTAATTTGTTAGGAGAGGTCTATAAAGAAATAGAAACACTTTTTAATTTAAATACAGTCACTCCACCATCAGAAATGGTTACACCCTTAGAAGATGACGGTACTAGAAAATTAGGCAAAAGAGACTTAAGTTTAACTATTGATGAAATGGTTGATTACTTTTTAGAAAATCACGAAAAAGAAATAGTAGGTTTTAAAAAATTCTTAGAATCAGATAATCAAACTGATTATTCCTTTAATATTTACGACTGGAATCCTGCTAAAATTAGAGGTGTTAAACATTACAGTGAAACATTAGGTCAAACTCCGGGTGTTAAGAAATTATTTAAGGGTAAAAAACAAATCAAAGACTCAACTAGTGATAAAAAAATAGGAGATTTAGATAAAATAACTATTGAAATAGATAAGAAAGAAAATCAACTTGATTTAGTTAAAAAAATAAAAGAGGCTTTTACTGGAACTGGTTTACTGAATGAAATTGTAGATATGTTATACGAATATACAAGAATTACAGAAGGTGGTAAAGCCCAATCTAGGGAAGAAATGACTAGTGGGTATGAAGATAATATAAATTACTCTCAATTATATGAAACCGAAATGATGGAATTAATTCTTGATGGTGATAAGGAAATGTTTTTAGAATATGTGGAAAACACCATTACACCCATAATTAATGAAATATTAAATAAAAACCAAAACGCTTTAGGTTTTGAAGAATTACCTGAAAATTTTATTGATAACGCTAGTGTTCTAGAAAGTGAATTAAGAGATTTTATCAAAAATGTTAAAAAATATACAACAGATGTTGAGGATATTAACGAACTAAAATCATCTGCTGTTAATTTTTTAGTTAGACAGGGTGAAGGGGAAGTAAGTACTAAGTTGGGGGAGTTAGATTTTAATACCCTTTCAGCAGATGAATGGGATGATTGGTTACAGACTAACTACCCACAAGAAGGTGGTAATAAAATTTCAAACTTTAAACCAGCCCTATTACAAGAGTATTTTAAGAAAGATGAAATATCTATGAGTAAGGAAGATAAGGAAAAATTGGTTAAATTGATTTTGTGGCCCTTGATAGGTGCAGACTTGTTTATTGATGTTAATAACAATAAAGACGACACACAAGATACTGCTTTACAAAACTCCGAAAAACAAGTAGAAAATTCAGTGGCTATGATTCAATATAAAGGTAATTTAAATTTAGAATACAAATTTGATAAGAAGGGATTAACTGCCGAGTACGATTTTAAGGCTTCTCATGGGATTAGAATAAGTCTTGGTACTAAATCTACAAATTTTTCTGTAAAGAGGGGTGCATCAACATTGGGTTCTACAAATAAAACAGTGTCAGGTAAAACTATATCAGGGTTTCAAAGTACCTTTAATGTAGGGAAAAATAAGTTAAAGACCGAAATATTAAAGAAGTTGTTGAAACTAAAAATATCTGTGGGAGATGAATAAGTATGGTAAAAATTAATGTTCAATCCGACCCTTCATTGAATGTTGTAAATTACCCAGCAGGTAATGGTGCATATACAACCGCAGTGAAAGTAGCGGCTTTAATGGGTATTGCTGATTTTATATCTATTGGTGCAACAGGGGCTACCTCACCAACATTAGAAGAAGTGGGAGATTTAATTCGTAGGGCTGAGGACTATATAGATGAATTTACTAACAATTCTTGGAGAGAAAATATGGCTGAAAATGAGTTTCACGATTTTAAATATGACACGGCCTATAATCATTTGTATGAAGACTATGTGGGAAAAATTCGTTTAGAGAATGAAAACGCTAGAAAAATTATTCGTATTGCTTTTTGGGAGGGAAACGCATATAAAGATATTGCCTCCGCAGTATCTACTGTTAGTATTACTAACTATTCAAATATTACATCTATAACATTAGTGGTGGGAAGTTTAACTTGGACTCTTACTGCTGGAACTGGTGCTACTGCTTCTCAATTTAATAAAGCATTTGGAAGTAGAACAACTGCACATGAAATAGCATATTTAATAAATGAACAACCTCCAACATTAACTGCTAAATTTACAGGTGCTACTACTAATAAAGCCTTACAAGATACATCTACCACATATAACATTTCGGACTTTTTTTACGCTAATGTAGAAGAAAATGAAAACATTACAATTGTTTCTTTATTGCCCGGAAGTGATGGTTCAGCATGTACTATTTCTACTTCGGGTTCGGGACTTTCTGCTACTGCTTTTACAAACAAAGAAAATTATGATAGAAATGAAACTTGGTGGGACATGAAAGATACAGGGGATATTTTCTTCCGAACAGACTACCCACTACACA